GGCCAGCACGTCCGCGTTCGCGCGGGCTCGGTTCACCACTGCACCGCGCGAGCTGATCGAGGTCATCAGCTGGTCGACCAGTCCGTCATCGCCCGGTGCGGCGGGTCGGTCGCCGCCGGGTCGCCCGTCGCCAGGTTGCACGCCCGGCACGCCGCTACCAGGAACCTCGGGTCGTCCCCCGTCGCCGCCCTGCCCAGCACGTGGTGCACCTGGAGCAGCTCGGCCGCTCCCCCCGTGCAGCTCGGGCTCGGCGTAGCCAGATGCCGATAGATCCTCAGGTGCCGGTAGAGCGTGCCGGCCGCCAGGTCCGCCATCCGGCAGCGACGCCCGTCCCGGACGATCACCGCGGCCCTGACCCTCCTCCACTCGGCGGTGCTGCCCGCCGCCCAACTCGCGCTCATCCACCTAGCACCCACCTATCTGATCCGCCAGGGATCGCTGTTGTTCGGACCACCCGACCACCGCGGCCCGCCGCTGCTCGACGCTCAGGCGAACGTCCAGGACCACGGCGGCCATGTCCGCGGTCCCCTTGGCCTGCCGCTGCACCAGCGCCCTGATGCACTCCACCCGGTCATGCTCGCGCTGCGCCTGGTCGAGGAACCGCACGGCCCCGAACACGATGAGCCCCGCGGCCAGCACCGAGGTCAGCAGGATCGAGCCCACCTTCAGCCACCAGCGCCACCCGGCGTCCCACTGCCTACTCGGGTCCATGTTCGCCACGCTCCCCGCGGTGCTCCTGTTGCCCGCGCCTGCGCCTCTCGGCGGCGACGTCCTGGGCTCGCCAGCGCAACCGGCGCTCGGCGTCCAGCTCGTCGCGCACCTCGCGCACCTCGGCTCGCAGGCTCTTGATCTCGCTCTTGAGGGTCGATATCTCGGCTACGTGCGCCCGGCCGATCCGGTCCAGCTCGGCCCGGTGGCGCGCCTCCGAGCCGAGCCAGAGTCTGGTGACGATGCCGATGATCGCGATGAGCACGACGGCCCCGCCTGCGATCGGCAGCCGATCGATCAGGTCGGTCGTCACGACCTGCGCGAGGAACCTCACCCGGTCACCACCAGCCTGTCCATGCCGCGCCGCGCCCGCTCCTCGCGCACGCTCGCCAGCTCCAACCACACGTGTCCGGTGAACTCGTGCCGCGTGCCCCGCAGCCTGCCCTCGGCGCGGAGTTGGTCCACCCGCTTGACGCTGAGGCCGAGCAGGGCCGCGGCCTCGGCTCGGGTGCACCCCCGCGACGGCCTGGCGTCCTCGACCGACTGGCCCGAGCGTCGCTTGTACTCCACGGCGCCGGCCTTCAGCGCGCCGGTCTGCGCCCGCACCCCCGCCTCCCGGGCCGCGCCCACCATGCGGCTGACCGAGAGCGTCGGGTCGACGCCGGCCGCCCTCAGCGCGTCGGCGATCTCCTCTGGCGTGCCCATGGCGACGACGGTAGCACCCTGTACCCCGCCCCTCCACGCCTGCTCGGCGACCGCGAAGGAGCCGACATTCGGGTGCGGCCGGGTCCTTAAGGACCCCGGCCGCGCGGCCGAACCTATGTAGACGGTCGAGTGCGGCCAGGTGCGGCCGGCCCCTGACCTGCGCGGCCGAGTGCGGCCAAGTGCGGCCGGACGATCTTCGGCCGCGCGGCCGCAGTGCGGCCATGATCTTGCTGAAACCATGATCATCCGGCCGCAGTTACCGGCGGGTAGACGCGAACGGCGTTCGCGTCTAATGCGAACGCCGTTCACGTTTCCTCCCCGTCGTCCGGGGCCGGGTTGATCGGCACGACGCCGGCCACGTAGGCCCGGTAGGCCGCCCGCATGACCTCCTTGTTGGCGCCGTAGTCCATCTCCCGGGCCCGCGCCCAAAGCTGCCGCTGCGACTGGGACGGGTTGCTGCGCGGGTCGCCGTGCCACGCCTCGACGATCGCCTTGGCCCTCAGGTCGGCCTCGGCGGAGAGGACCTGGCCCGGGAACTCCCCCGACGGTGCCGACGGCCCGGCCGCCGACAGCGATACCGCGCCCGTGACGGGGTCGCTGGCGAACCGCAGCCGGGTTACGGTCCTGGCGCGCCCGCGCACCCCGCCCCGCTTGTCCTTCTGGAGCCGCAGCTCCACCTGCCCGGTCGTACCCCGGCTGAACTTAGCCGTGCAGCGCACCTCGAACGAGGTCCCGGTGACCACGGACTTCTTGGCCTGGCTGCCAATCGCCATGCCGTTGCGCTCGTCGGGCGACTTGACCACGTGGTCAACCACCACGGCCATCCGGGCGCGCCGCGGGACGGCGTCGGCCCACCGGGTCACCTCCTGCTCGTCGCGCCCGGACAGCCCCGCTGTCGACAGCGCCGAGGTGACCCCGTCCACCACGAGCAGGGCGTAGTCCCGGTCCGTCTCGGCCAGGTGCGCGGCCAGCTCGGCGTGCGCGACGTCCTGCCCGCCGACGTAGACCAGCCGGCCCAGCTCCTCGGCCGACACGCCGAGGTCGCGCAGCCGGCAGAGCACCCCGTCGCGGGAGTCCTCGTGGTCGACCACGACGACCCGGCCGCCCCCGCGCAGCACCTCGACCGCCAGCGCCAGGGCCACCCAGGTCTTGCCGCTCTCGCTCTCGCCCTGTAGCCAGTGCACCCCCTCGCCGTAGAACAGCGCGTGCGGCCCCCCGAACGCGCCGTAGGCGGGCTCAGGGGGCTCGGGCGGGCTGTCCAACCACGCCGGGTCGCAGAACTCGAACGCGGCTACGCTGGAGCCGCCCGGAGAAGGGGTCGGCGGCGCCGTGCCGTCATCGAAAGGGCGGGGCGGGGGGACCACCACCTCCGCCCCGGCCCAGAACAGCTCTTGGGCGCTCATCTCCTCGTCCGGGATCACCCTGTCGGGCGTCGCGCCCGCCAGCGCGCTCTCCAGCTTGGCCAGGTCATCCTCGTCCGGCTCGACCCCGGCCGCGGCGAACGCGGCGCGGTAGGCATCCTCGGCGTGGTCGGGCGAGAGGCGGGCCAGGTGCGTCGTGTGGGCGAGCAGGCCGGCGTGCGCCTCCCCGCCCCACCCCGACGCCGACCAGCGCCGCACGTCGGTCTCCAGCCGGGCTATCGCCGAACGCCACTCCCGCTCCGCCACCGAGCGGGGGACTGTGCGCGCCTCCCCGGCGGCGCGGGTCGCGCGCAGCTCCCGCAGCCGGTCGGCCAGCGGCGCCCCGCTCCGGTCGTGCGGGGCGTGCGAGCTCAGGTCGGCGGCCAGGTCGGCGGGGAACGCGGCCCACCGGTAGGCGACCGGCAGGCCGGCGCTCGGGCCGGCCTTGGCGACCCGAATCGTCGGAGCGATGAACGCGAACCCGCGCCCGGACCCGTCGGCGGTACCTCCCTTGTAGTCCACCCCCGGCCACGCGCCGTCGCGGGACTCCAGGCCCAGCGACGCGACGAAGAGGTGGCGCCCGCCGGACGGCGTCTCGGCCTCGGCGTAGGCCGCCGGCAGGTCCTCCTGGAGCGGTCGAGCGCCGTTGCGCGGGTCGAGGTCTACCAGGTCGAGCCCGCAGCCCGTGACCGCGCACAGCGCCCACCCCTCGGGCAGGGCGTCCGCCAGGTCGGGGTCGGGCCGCGCGCCGCGCTCCCAGCCCGCCGGCAGCCGGAATCCGAGGCGCGCGGCGGGGTCGGGCGGGGCCATGAACAGCGGCACGCCGGCGCGGGCCAGCTGGCGCGCGGCCTCCAGGTCCCTCGCCCGACTCACGACGCGTCCCGCAGCGTCGCCGGGCCGAACCCGAGCGACCCCCCGACGGCGAACAGGTGTTCCGTTCCGGCGCCGTCGTTCTGGTCTCGCCGCAGGCTCTTGACCGACGGCCTGCTCCACACCGTGCGGGCCCACCACGGGGCCCGATACTCGCTGACCAGTATCGACGCGCCGCTCAGCGCCCACTCCCGCACGCGACCCCAGAACGCCGCGTGGTCGAACTCGGGCAGGCCGTCGTAGGCGGTCGTGCCGGCGTACGGCGGGTCGCAGTAGACCAGGTCTCCCGGGCCGGGGTCCAGGTCGGCGTAAGATCGACAGGCCAGCACGGCGCCCGCGTCGCGCAGCGCGGCAGCCTTGCGCAGGGCCCCCGCCCGCCCCGCCCGGTACAGCGGCCCGCCGGGGTGCTTGGCGTCGGCCTTATCGACTCCGTAGCCGCCGAACCACTTTCCGCCAAACGAGGCCCCGAACCCCACCAGCCCGCGCAGCGCGGACGGCTCGGAGCGGCGCAGCTCGGTGTATTCCTCGCGCGACACGTCGCCGGGAGGAACCCAACCGTCCACCAGTGCCTGCCACATCAGCATCAGGTCGGGGTGCGCGTCCGACAGCCGGGAATCTCGCATCGATGGGACCACCCGCTCGGCGATGGAGGCGCCGCCGAGGAACGGTTCGACGTACCGCGCGCACTCGATCGACGCGATGATCTTTGACAGGTGCGCCGCTTGGCGCGCCTTGCCGCCTAGATACCGCATCCGGCCTCGCCTCCCGTCGGGGGCGCGGGGAGCCTGGTACCGTGACCGAGGCGTTATCCCGCGCGATGGCTGCTGCTCCGGGCGGCCCGGTCGTCTCCCCTGACTCGACCGGGCTGCCCATTCGTTTCCCCGGGATCTGGGACGCTACTCCGCGTCCATCCGGTCGATGACCCCGACGCACCCGCGCCGGTGCGCGATCCGCACCCGCCCGTCCGGGTCCTCGGCCGGCATCGCCGAGCACGACCGGCAGGCCGCGATCAGGCGCAGCCGGGCCAGTTCGTGCTCGCTCAGCGACCCGCGCCGCTCGCTGTAGGCCGCCCCGCTGGCATGCGTCCGCGTCGTCACGGCTTGCCCGCGGGAAGCTTGACGGCGCTGCCGGCGTCCGCGGCCAACCTGGAGCCGACCCAGGCCATCACCCGGTCGCGCTCCCGTCCGCTGAGCCTGCTCAGCTCCTCGTAGACCGTCCGGGCCACGCCCAGCTCGAGCACGTGGCGCTTCTCGTTGTCCATGATCACCCCTCCTCGTCGTCCACCGCGGCCAGCTCGGCCGGGTCGAAGTCGCGCGGCTGCGCGGTCCACGTCCGACCGACCACCTCGGCGTCGCACCGGACCGTCACGCCCCGGTAGGTCACGGTCATGCACTCCTCGAGCACGCCCCGCGCCCACCCCGCCATCCACTCGGGCACGACCAGCACGAGTTCGTCGTGCACGTCGAAGCGCAGCGCCCACGCCAGGCCCCGGCGGCGCAGCTCGGCCTTGGCCGCGCGCAGCAGGTCGGCCTGCGTGCCCTGGGTGGCCGCGTTGAGGCCGAGCCGGCTCGGTCGGTGCCGGCCGTCGTCCCAGGTGCGCAGGACCAGGTCACCGGTCGCGTCGTCCACCCGGAACCGGTCCCAGAGCGGCACGATCGCGCCGGAGTCGAGCACGACGTGGGTCCGCCAGTTCTGCCGGCGCGCGTACTCCCAGAGCTCCGGGTAGGCCGCGCGCCAGCGCTCCCTGATCTCCGCCCCCCGCTCCTCGGGCAGGCCGAGCAGCGCGGCCACCTTGGCCGCCGCGGCGCCGTAGCAGGCCGCGAGCCAGGCGAACTTGGCGGCCTGGCGCATCGCGTAGTGCGGGGTGCCGGCCGCCTTACCCAGCGCCGGGTCGTAGGCGTCACCGTAGACCAGCGCGGCGATGCGGCTGTTGATATCCCCCGACTCGAGGTCGCGCAGGTATTCGGCGTCCCCGGACAGGGCGGCCATGACGAACGGCTCGCCCTGCCGGAAGTCGGCCGTGACGAACACGTGGCCGCGCTCGGCGCGGAACGCGGCGCGCACCCTCGTGTCGCGCTTGGGCAGCTGCTGTAGCGCCGGCCGCGCGGCCGAGGCCCGGGTGGTCACCGTGCCGATCCCGCGCAGCGAGCAGTGCACGGCGCCGTCGCGCTCCAGCGCGGCCAGCATCGGGGCCACGTAGGCCGCGCGGAACTTGCCGGCGCGGCGCACGTCGAGCACGGCCCGCGCGAGCCACCGGGCGGCCTCGGGGTAGTCGTCCGGCCGCTCCTCGCAGATCTCGACTAGGGCGCGGCGGTCCCAGCTCTGCACCCCGTTGCGGACGACCGGGGACCGCACGCCCAGCGCGGCGAACGCCCGCCCAACCGCCGGCCCCTGCCCGCTCGGCGGCACCGGTGCCGGCACGTCCTCGTCGCCGGCGAAGTCCTCGAGCCACCGCGCCCGGGCGTCGATCACACCCTGGAGCTGCGCGTCCAACCACCGGGCGTAGGGACCGTCCACGCGCAGCCCGCGCAGGGTCTCCAGGTCGCACTGCCATTGCTCGCGCATCGCGGCGACCGCGCGGGGCCACTGGCCGCGTGCCTCCAGCTCGACCCGCATGAGCCACCAGAGCCGGATCGTAACCACTGGGTCCAGACCGGCGTAGGTGAGGAAGACTTCCTCGCGGACGTCGGCGCGGGCGAACCCGTAGGCCCGCATCGCGGCCTTACTGCGCTGCCCCTTCGGAGCGATCTCCCGGAAGCGCCTCTCCAGCGCGTACTCGGCGTCGTGCAGCTCGGGGCCGAGGAGGCGTCGACTGACCTCCTTGAGTCCCTTGGGCCGGGGTATCCGAACGTCGATTCGGTCGCGCTTGTTGGCCGACGTGACGGTGCGCGGGTCGTAGATCGCCAGCACGGCCTGCGTGTCGACCACGTGAGGCGTCGAGTCGTCCCAGGTCCGGATCGCCTCTGGACCGAGGCCCCGCACGGCGAACCTGATGTCAGCCTCGCTGTAGTGCGCCACCCAGAGCGGATGGGCGCGCAGGACCGCGGCCCAGCGCTGCCGGTCCTGCGCCGACAGCTCCTCGACCCGCAGCACCCACGCCTCGCGCGGGTCGGCCGTCTGCACCGTGCGCACGGCGAACCGGTGGTCGAACGGGTCCAGGGCGTTGGTCTCCAGGTCCAGGCCTAGCGGCCGGTCGCGGCGCTCGGCGAGCCAGTCGAGCCAGGGCCTCCAGTCGTCCCTGGCACCCAGCGACCGAACCACGGCGGGGCCGCCCGGGGCGGCTACGGTGATGACCTGCACGGACGCGAAGGTACCAGGGACTAGGCACAGGGTGCTAGTCTGTGCTAGCTTTACCTCCTCGCCCCCGCTCGACCGGACGGGGTGCGGGCGGGGACGAGGACCACGCAGCAGAGACGAGGAGACGCAGAGATGATGACAAGACCACTCACAGACAAGATGCGCGCGGCGCTGGTCGACCGCGCCGTGGTCAAGTACCCGCAGGCTCGGGGACTTGAGGCACGCGGCCTGGCCACCGCAGCGGCCAACAATGACATGGTCGGCGGATGGCACGTGACCCTAACCGACACTGGTGAAGCCGCGCGTGCGGCGATCCTGGCCCCGTTGGTACCCGGTGTCCGGGTGCGCCACACGCTGCACGGCAAGGTCGGCCGCGTTGTTCGCGTTGAATCAACCTATGACTACGACGTGGTGACCCTCGTGTGGGATGGCTCCGAGGTCGAAACCTGCGGCACGCCGGCTTACCTCATGGTCGAGCCGCCCAAGGCTGAATCCGACCCCGAGGTGTTCGATCCGTTCTGGGTGCGCAACCTGGTCGATCGCGTCGGGCGTGAGCTGCACGACATGGACATGCTGGCTGCGGCGTGCGCCGAGGGCGAGCAGGCCCCGTGGGCCTACCAGCGCGGCCAGCGGGACACCTGGGCGGCCGCCGCGGACTACCTTCAGTCGGCCGTACAGCAGTCCGTCGCGCACCTCGGCCTGGCCGAGCTGCTGGACGCCTCGCGGGCCGGGGCGTCCATGGCCGAGCTGGTCGCCATCCCGCAGAGCCGGGAGGTCTGATCCGTGCCGAAGATCACCTACGTGCCCCGCCAGTTCGGCGACGCGACCCTGGCCGTGATCGACACCGCCGAGCGGATCTGCGACGAGTACGCGGCGCAGGGCTACGACCTGGCGCTGCGGCAGCTCTACTACCAGTTCGTGGCGCGCGACCTGCTGCGCAACACCCAGCAGGAGTACAAACGCCTCGGCGCTATCGTCAACGACGCGCCGGCCTACTTCATGCTGCGGCACGCTGATCGGACGCACGGCGGGCGGGGGCGGGAACTGTGACCGACCGATGCGACGCCCACGCAGGTGACCGCGGCGACGGCTACCCGGCCGCCCACACCTGCGACGACCCCCTACTCTGCGCCCTGGGCTCGTTGGTCGACGGCGACGACCCAACCGAGGTCGAGCTGAAACGCCTGCACGCGATGCTGGACGAGATCGAGGATCTCACCCACGGGCGCAAGACCCTGCGGGTCGAAACCGTGCTGAAGCTCATTCACGACGAGCGGAGCGGCCCGCGATGACGCTGCGCGAGTACCAGCGCGAGGCCGTCGAGGCCGTGTACGCGTTCTGGGCCCGGGGCGGCCGGCGCGGCGGGACCAGCCTGCCGACCGGGACGGGCAAGACCGAGATCATGGGGGAGGTCGCCCGCCGGGAGGCCGGCGACGGGCCGGTGATGATCGTCGTGCACCGGCAGACGCTGGTCGAGCAGACGGCCCTGCGGCTGCGCGGCCTGCTGGACCCGGGCACCTCGATCGGCGTGGTCAAGGCCGAGCGGAACGAGGTGGGCGCGCGGGTGCTGGTCTGCTCGGTGCAGTCGCTGCGCCGTCAGGAGCGCCTGGCCACCCTGCCTCGCGTGCGCACGTGCATCGTGGACGAGGCGCACGTGTCGGTCTCACCCACCTACCGGACGCTCTTCGAGCACCTCGGCGCGCACCGGCCCGGCGGGACGCGCCTGGCCGGTTACTCCGCTACCTGGTCGCGCAGCGACTCGACCGGGCTCGGCGACGTCTGGGAGGAGATCGTCTACTCGCGCGGGATCAGGTGGGCGACGAAGCACGGGCACCTCGTGACGCCCCGCGGGGTCCAGGTGGGTGACGGGGTGGACGTGTCCGGCGTGCGGCGCGGCGCGGACGGCGACTACCGCGACGGTGAGCTGGAGCGCGTGGTCATGCTCGAGGAGATCCGCGACCTGGTAGTGGCCGGCGCCCGGCGGCACGCGGCCGACCGGCCCGGCGTGCTGTTCGCCCCGACCATCGCCGCCGCCGAGTACTTCGCCGCCGCCCTGACCGAGGCTGGAATGCGCGCGGAAGGGATCTACGCGACGACCCCGCAGGGGGTCCGGCGGCAGCGCTTCGCCCAGCACCGCGACGGCACGGTGCGCGTCCTGGCGACGTGCACGGCCCTGGCCGAGGGCTGGGACGCCCCGTGGTGCTCGGCGGCGCACATGGTGCGCCCGACCCGGCACCGGGGTCTGTTCGTCCAGCAGACCGGCCGCGTGATGCGCCCCTGGCCGGGCAAGCGCGACGCCCTCATCCTGGACTACGTCGGCGTGCTGGACGACCTGTCGCTGGTCAGCGAGATCGACCTGTCGGTGACGCGCGAGACCGCGGCGGGCGAGCCGGTCGAGGCCCCGGACGACGAGCTGGTCGAGGCCGAGCCGGAGCGCCGGGAGCGCACCGTGCGCCGCCGACGGGTGGACCTGGAGGTGGAGCTGTTCGCCGGCACGACCGTGCAGTGGCTGACCGGCCCCGGCGGCCTGCCGTTCGTGGCGTGCGGCGACCGCCTGGTGGCCCTCGTCGAGGGCCCCGAGGGGTGGAACGTGGCCGAGGTCGACCAGCCGCGCGCCGGCCTGCCGCCGAGCGTGCGGCCCGGGGGCCGGTGGGTGGCCGAGGGGCTGGACAGCGAGGCCGCGCTGGAGCTGGCCAGCGAGCATGCCGAGGCGGCCGGGGAGCACCTGTCGCGACGCTCGGCGGCGTGGCGTCGGGGGCGGCCCAGCGAGGCCCAGGAGCAGTGGGTGCGCCGGCTCGGGAAGTGGCAGGACGACCTGACCCGGGGGCAGTGCTCGGACCTGATCTCGATCAGCAAGGCCGGGCGGGCGCTCGCCCCCCTGGCGGACTGGTCTCAACGGTGGAAGGAATGGAACGCGCGATGAGTGACAGGGACACGTTCGACGACCTGAATTACAGCCGACGGCGCGGCCTGGCGCCCAGCAGGGTCGAAGTCGAGGTGCTGCGGGGCGGGGGCGCGCCGGGACGCGGCGCCCTGTTCGCGGACCCCGGGCCCGAGAACCTCGGTGCCCCGGTGCCGCACGGCGAGCCGCCGATCTACACGGTGATCTCGTTCCGGGTCAGGCACCCCGGCGGGGGCCGGGTCTACGACTACGCCGCGATCCGGGCCGGCGACGGGAAGTGGTACCCGACCGGCGGCGAGACAAGGCAGGGTGTCGACTGGCCGACCCTCGTCCGCGCGATCCGCGCCCGGCTGGTCGGCCCGATCAGCATCCTGGGGCCGATCAGGCAGGTGTTCGTATGAAGATCAATATGAAAGGCGAGACCGATGGACTCTGACGACTTCTTCGACCAGGGAGACGAGCGGCCCGAGATAGTGGCCGGGCGCTACCGGCTGCTCCATCCCGAGACCGGGGAAGAGCGGAGCTGGACCCGGGCCACCACGCACGCCGAGCTGCCGGAGGACAGCTACGCGCTGACCAGGTGGATGCTCCGGCAGCTGCTGATCGGCCTGCACCGCCGGCCCGACCTGCTGCGGCTGGTCGAGTCCTGGGCGGAGGAGCCGGGCCGCGACGACCTCGACGCCGTGATCGCAACCGCGCACGAGGTCGCCGGCAACAACGCCAGGGCCAACCTCGGAACCGCCGTGCACGGCGTGCTCCAGCGGGTCGACCGAGCGTGGAACGACGCGGAGGCTCTCGACCGCGGGTCCGACGAGTGGCTGACCCGCGCCGGGGTGCCCGAGTGGGCCCTGCCGCACGCCCGGAGCTACGTCGCCGAGCTGCGCCGGAACGGCCTGAAGCCGATTCCGACCATGGTCGAGCGCCGCGTGATCAACCTGGACCTGGGCTGCGCCGGCACGCTGGACAACCTCTACGAGGAGGTCGACGGGGCGGTGGTCCTGGGCGACAAGAAGACCGGGCGCCTCGACTACCCCGAGCGCAAGTACGCGATCCAGCTGGCCGTCTACCACGGGTCGTCGCACCTGGTCGGCCAGGACGGCGGCCCGCCGGTCGACTTGCGCTCGCTCGGTCTGCGCCGCGAGTACGCGGTGCTGGTCTACGTGGACCCCGAGTCAAGCGCGTGCTCGGTCTACCGCGTCGACATGCGCCGGGCGCAGTACGGGGCCAACCTGGCCGCCGAGGTGCGCGAGTGGCGCCGGGAGCGGCACTTCCTGCTGCCCTACGTCGCGCCGGGGGCGGTTCCGGCCGAGCGGTGGAGGGCCGCCGAACGCGCCGAGGGCGGCCGTCACCTGGCCGCCGTACCGGTCGCCCCGCCTGGCCCGCTGGTCGACTACCGCGACCCGGTCACCGAGGAGGCCCTCAGGCAGGACGAGGTACGGAGACAGCGGCCCGATCTGTACGACGAGAACGGAACACCGATCCCGGCAGTGCGGGCCTCGGTTACCGGAGACCCCGGCACGTTTGCCGTGTCCGGCGGCCTGGCCGACGCCGGGAACGAGCATTCAGCGAACTCCACCACGGCGACCCTGGGCGACGTGCTCAACGCCGAGCTGGGCCGCGCGGCCGGGCTCGCCCCCGGCGAGGCGTGGACGGCGGACGCGCTGATGAAGCTCAGCAAGGCCGAGCTCCAGGGTGTGCTGCGCGGCCTCGACCCGGGCGCCACGGTCGCGCACCAGCGCAAGATCCTGGCCGACAAGATCCTCACGCTGCAAGACGGCGGCCGGGTCGCGACGACCACGCCGGCCCTGCCGGGGTCAGCCGCTCTAGCGAAGGTGCGCGCCGAGGGCGGGTTATTCGGCAAGGACCCGGCCGAGCTGCCCGCCGGCCCGATTGGCGGGGGCGAGGACCCGACCGACCCGCGGTCCCCGGCGTTCCGCCGGGCCCGGTTAGCCGAGGTCGCGGCGGCCCCCTCGGTGGCCGAGCTGGGCCGCATTCACGCCATGGTGACGCGCCTCGGCGGCGACCAGGCGTGGACCGACGAGATGACCGAGGCCGCGCGGGCGCGCACGGCGCACCTCGACTCGATCCAGGTCCGGAAGATCGACTGGAAAGGTCGCGGGGTGACGCCGGCCGAGGCCGTGGCCCGGGCCGAGTCCAGCCGGGAGATGGCCCAGGTGTGGAACCTGGTCACGGTCGGCGGCAGCGACGAGGCGGCGTGGACTCCCGAGCTGAACGAGCGGGCCCACGCCCGGCTCGCCGCGCTACAGGCCGCCGTCGAGCAGGCGCCGCCGGCCACGCCGTTCGGGGACCCGTCATGATCGCGTCGAACCCCGCCGCGATCGGGCGGGCCTTGCTCGAGATGGCCACGATGGGCCGGTTGGTGAGCTGGGAGGTCAAGAGCGAGCCCTACGTGACCACGGCCACGCTGCGCCTGAACCTCAGCGACGACGACCTGGCCGCGCTGCGGCGGGCCGCGAAGGAAGACCCAACGGAAGATACGGAGAGTGGCATAAAGTGACTAGGAGTACGGACGATTTCTTCGGGGGCGCGCCCTCGCTGAGCTGGGCCCGGCAGGACGCAAACGGCGAGTGGCAGGACGTGCCTGAGCTGCTCAACGTCGTGCGCGGCGGGATCGTGACGGCGGTCGGGGAGCCGGTCCAGATGACCGAGATGGGGACCGGCAAGCCGCTGTGGTGGAAGGAGCCAACCCCGGACAAGCCGCAGGGCGAGCCGAAGGTCAAGGTGATCATCACCCTGCGGTGCGACGGCAGCGGCAGGGGCATCGACGAGCGTGACCGGACCGACCCGAGCGACCTCGGTGAGCGCCAGCTGCACGTGCAGTCGAAGGACATGCGCGACGCGATCGGGGCGGCCTGCCGCAAGGTCGGGCTGCGGGGCGTTCGCCTCGGCGGTGAACTCTACGTAGCGTGGACTGGCAAGCGGCCCAGCAAGATCAAGAACGCCAAGGCCGCGCGCACCTGGGCCGCGCTGTTCGTGCCGCCCACGGTCGACGTGACCGACGACGGCAGGGGCGGCACAAACAGCGCGGCCGCGCCCGCGACCCCGTTCCAGCAGACGGTCGCGGCGGCCCAGCAGGCCGGCTACCAGGGCCCGGGGGATCAGCCTCCGGCAGCTGCGTCCGTGCCCCCGTGGGAGCGCTCGGCCGCGACCCCGCCGGCCGCCGCGCCGCCCTGGGAGCAGGCACCCAGCGGCAGCCCGTTCGATAGCTGAACAGGAACGAGGGGAGGCCGGTCCGGCGCAGGGCGAGTGGTCTGCCCGGCCGGCCTCCCGGTGAGGAGCATCGCATGGCCCGCAACCCGTTCGTCACGATGGACCCGATGCCGCCGACAGCGGTGGCGGCCGCGGTGCTGCGCGGGGGGTACCCGCTGGCGCTGGACGTGTTCGTCTGCGGCACCCCGAGGCCCAAGGGCAGCAAGGACTACAAAGGCCGGCGAGGGAACGGCTCGGCCATCCTGGTCGAGTCGGCCGACGTCGCGCCCTGGGCCTCCGAGGTTGCCCGCGCGGCCCGCGCGGCCGGGGTGCGGGTCGCCGGCCCGGTGCGGGTAGACCTGGAGTTCGTCGTGCGGCGGCCCAGGAAGATCGCGAACGCCATGACCGGTCTCGGTCGGTCGGTCGGCGATGGGGACAAGCTCACCCGCGCCGTGTGGGACGCGCTGACCGAGGCCGGCGTGATCGAGGACGACTCCCGGGTGGTCCAGTGGTCGGGGAGCAAGAGGCTCGCTGGCTCCGGCGAACCGACCGGGGTCAGGATCAAGGTGAGAGGAATCCAGAATGGCTAGGAAGCCGCCCCCGCACACACATACCTACGGACCTTGGGGGCCGGTTCAGACGACCCCCAAGGGATACAAGTACCAAGAACGTAGCTGTACGGTGCCCAACTGCGGCGCGGTTGACCGGAGGTCGGCGGGATGAACGAGCTGCTGAGCAGACCTGAGCTGGCCCTCGGAGCCGCGCTGGCGGTCGCCCTGGCGTGGTTGGCACTGGCCTACTGGGTCAGGCTGTCCGCCGCGCGGGACGAAGTCGGGGCGCGGCTGGACGCCATGGCCGTGCCGGGGGTGGTTGCGGTGCCCGCGGCCGACCGCTACGCCCGGTTCGCGGACCGCGACTACTCCGGCGACCGGGGGCTGGTCCCCACCGGGCCGCCTCCCGCGACGTCCCGGTGGGGCGCCGTCGTGGTACCCCGATGGACCGACTTCTACGCCGAGACGGTCAGACGGCTCGGCGTGGACCCCCTGGGCGGCACGCGGTGACCGCGCCGCCGGGCCGATGCCCGAACTGCTGGCTGCACGACTTCCAGTGCACCTGCAAGCGTCGGGTCTCCCCGCGCGACCTGGCGGCCCTGTTCTGCTGGGCGGTCACCCGGTACTCGATGATGCTGTGCGCCTTCTTCGCCTGGTCGCTGCTCGGCGAGTGAGCGGGTACCGCGCCCCCGGCCGTCGAAGGGGAGCACGCCGGGGGCGCGGAAGTTCTGTAACGGCGTCCGTAAACGACGCTCAGTTAGCGGGGCCCCTTCCCGGACCCAGGACGACGAGCGGGCGGAGGTGGTTGTCCCGCGGGTCGCTGAGGGGCGTCACGGCGGGCTCTCCGCGGCGCACCACGCCGAACGCGGCCAGCGCGGCGGTCACCAGGGTCACCAGGCCGGGCACGGCGCCCAGCAGGCCCAGCAGGGCGTCCTGCTGGACGGCGGTGACCACGCCCCACCCGGCCAGCATCGCGACAACGGTACCGGCGGTGCCGACGATGCGCAGCGTCAGCGACGCGGCGTCGAGCAGCGGCCTGGGTCTGGGCTGGGTGTCGGTGCCGGTCACGTGCATGGGTGCTCCCCCTCTTCGTCGGAGAATCGCAGCTCTTTCGGCTCGTCGGCCGGGTCGCCGGGCAACTCGCGCTGCACCGCGCCCGCCGCCGCGCACCAGGCCGACCTAACCTCGTCGCGCAACCAGTCCCAGCCCGGCAGGTCCTGGCCGCCGACTAGGGACGCGCCGCCCGAGGCGGTGCGGTAGCCCTCGTAGGCCACCCGTCCCAGGTACTCCTCGCTGCTCGGGTCCATGCTGCCTACTCCCTCGGCCGCGTCGCGATCGATCCCGTGATGGTGCCGTCGAGGACCAGCGCGCCCAGCCCGTCCAGCCTGGCCAGGACGTCCTCAACCCGGGCCACGGCCGCCTGCATGTCGTCGATCTGCTGCTGCTTGCGGGCCAGATCGGCCCTCACGTCGACAGCGAAGTCACCAAAATCCTGGCCGTTACCGCTGCGATCCCGAGTCCAGGCGCGCATGTCGGCCTCAAATTGGGCGGTCAACTCGTCCTCCTCTACCGGTATGCCGAACGCGGCCCCCACGGATCGCGCGACGGATTCGACCCCCACTATAGACGTCAGTAGCACTCGGTCCTCGGCGTTGGTGATGGTGCCCGCCTCCAGAATGAACGCCCGCCGGTTGCCGGCGGCGACGGCCTCCCGCACGCCGTAGTACTGGGCCAGGTTGGTCGTGTAGTTCGGCGGGTTCCACGGGCCGTCGTAGCTCTCCCGCCACGCGGCGGCCCACCCCTCGGCCGCCGACCGCCCCTCGACGGTCTGGTACCCGTAGGAGGCGCCGCGCACGTCCGGGTTGGTCGACCCGTCGGCGTGCACCGCGACGAACCCGTCGCCGCGGTACTCCGACGTGGCCACGTCGGCGGCGATGAGGCGCACGGACCACCCGCCCCTGCCGTTCAGCAGCCGGAAGCACGCGGCCCCGACCGCCTCGGTGAAGTCCCGCTCTCCCGGCGCCCCGGTCTTGCCCGAGGTGCGCCCCGAGTGCCCCATCTGGACGACGAGCAGCATCGGTCCACTCCCTTTCCTATGCGACCCTGAGGAACCGCAGGAACGACCCCTCACGCGTCGTTGTGTTCGACGCGTTGGCCGTGTTCTGCGCGAACTGCACCTGGAGGGTCACGGCGGACCCACCGGTGACGACGTAGCCCCGCGGCATGGCGCAGGCGTTCCCGCTCAGGGTGTCCGAGCCCCCGGCGGACTGCGCAGAGGTGAACGAGGTATCGCGGAAGGCGACCAGGTCTCCGATAGTGCCTGCGCTACCGGTCGTTACGGGCATGAGGGCCCACCATCCGGTTACCGACCCGGTCACGCTGAACGCGAACTTGATGTCCGGGGTGGCCCCGGAGGTGTAGCCCAGGGCCCCACTCATCACGTACTTGGCGTTGGCCAGCAGCGCTATCGACAGGCCGGCCACGTTGACCAGGGTGGCGCTGTTGTTGACCGTGGTGTCCGCGGTGCAGTAGCCAAACGCGTCGGTTCCGACGTCGGTTGTCAGCGCCGCGTTCAGCGCCGCAGCGGTCAGCCGCTGGCCCGTGACGAACGCCATTTACCGCACCTCCCGCGTCATCCGAGCACCCCCGGGAAGGCCAGGGACACCTTGGCCCCGGCCGACTGCGCCTTGTCGACGCCGTTGGCCCGTGCGGACACGGTGAAGGTCTGCGGCGACGCGCCCCCGCTGACGCCGCTGACCGTGAGTCGCTGCCCCTTGATCATCACGTCCAGCGGGAACTCGGCGCCGACCGTGGTCCACAGTGACGACCCCGCGGCCGTGGCCACCGACAGGGTGTAGGGCAGGGCCGCCCCGGCCGCCTTGTCAGCGGCCAGCGTGGAGCCGTCGGTGTCGAACCGGTCAGTGTCCAGCGTGAACGTCCGATACGGCTCGTACGAGGCCACGTCGAGGCTCACCTCGTGGCCGTTGACGTGGCGGAACACCTCCGAGTAGCCGCGCGCGACCTGGTCTACGGCGTCGAAGATCTTCGCCGCGGCCAGGTTCTGGATTACCAGCCGGTCGTCGGCGTCGGCTCCCAGCACCTCGGCCTGCTTCGCCGCGCTCACCTCCGGCGCCCGCAGGTTGATCCGGACAGTTGGGTACCGGTCGCCCGGGACGGTGCCCCGCGCGAGTTCGCGCTGACCGAGGGAGGCCAGCTGGTCCTCGCTCGCGGTGTTGACGTCCACCGCGGCGTCGTTGACGCCGGCCGCGTCCGGATCCAGGCCGGGGTCCCCGGTGTTGAGGGGACCGCTGACCTGCTCGACCGTGACCTCTCCGCCGGCCCTGCGTCGGACAGTGATCAGGTTGGCGACGTCCTTGTCGTCCCGGACCGGTCGGAAAGGCCTCGCGACGTGGCCGGCGGCGTAGTCCAGTACCAGCACCTCCGGCTGGGTCAGGCTGCGGTACGTGCAGAAGACGAACCCCGTCGAGGAGCGCGAGGCGATCAGCAGTGCCCGGTCGGTCTCGGCGCACTCGTTGAGCGCGTCCAGCACGGTGTCCTGAAACTGCGGGCCCATCGGCTCGGTGTCGTCCAGGTCGCCGACGTAGGCGAACGGGATGCCCTCCTCGGCGCAGATCCGCTCGGCCCGCCGGCCGGCCCGCTCGCCCGGGTGGCCGAGCATCGCGTCGTAGACCTCCGCGACCGGAGGGCCGCTCCCGGCGTAGATCACAACGTGCCCCACGATGCGCGCCCGAATGTCGTCGCTGCCGCCGAAGGCGCCCTGGGAGAACACCGTGCGGGTGTGCGTCGGGTTTGTCAGCCCGGCAGCCGTGCCCGAGGCCGCCACCGCCCCGTCGATAAACAGCGTCCAGTCGACGTTTCCCCCGTTCTGAACGGTCCTGAACCCGGCGTGGTGCAGGGCGTCGTCGAAGACCACGGTATTGATCGTGCTCAGCGTGGCTCCGGTGTCCGGTCGGGTGACGAGGATCTGCTGGGCCTGAGAGTCGAACAGCACGGACCAGAACCCGGCGGGCAAGGTCAGGCTGCCGAAGTTGAACGAGTCGAACAGCGCCGCTCCCTCGTAGCGGCCGACGAACCTCAGCAGCGCGTGCACGGTCCAGTCGCCCGAGAACGCCGGGTTGGGCGCGCACCTCGTGAACGTCCCGTGCTCGATCTTGCCCGTCGGGTTGAGCCAGGGAGCGAGGTCCCCGGTACCGAACGCCAGGCCGGGGGTGAAATTGGTGGTCAGGCCGCTGGACGACGGGAAGTTGATGATGGCCGGGAACCCGGACCCGACCGCCACCTTCCCGACTGTCGACAGCTGCCCGTCATCCAGCGGCCAGTAGGCGACCGGTTGAACGGGATTCAGCTCCACGTAGCGTTGGATCGCGGACTTTGCCCGGCGGTTGCTGGCGCTGCCCATGCGCCGGGTGAGGTCGGAGGCGGTGAAGTCCACCCACCGGACCCGGTGCGACTCGTCCCACTGCGGCAGGAACTCAGCGGCCTCCCCGTAGAACCGCACCGAGCGGATCTCCAGGTCGTCGTAGGCGTAGGTCAGCGAGGCCGCGCTGGTCCCGCTCTCCGAACGCAGGCCGAGCCATCCGGTTGGGCCGGCGGGCGCGACGAAGAACCCATCGTCATTGAAGGACGCCGTCCACTCGTAAGGTTCCGGGCCGGCCGTCGCGTCCCAGAGCTTGGCCCGTACGGCCTGGCCCTCGACCTGGGCGGCCAGGTACCAGACGTGCCCGCCGGTCAGGGTGCCGACGGCGAACGGAGGAACGGCGTAGGTGTTGTCATCTCGGTACCGCTGAGACAGCTGGACCTCGCTCGCCGACGTGACGTGGCAGTTCGCAGTCAGATAGGAACCGACGGCGCCGCGCAGCATGAGGCCATGCTTGACGGTCCCGCTGCCGGGCGCTACCAGGGCCGGCAGCCTCACCCGCACCTCGTAGTTGCGCAGGTAGGACAGGTCTCCCAACCACGCCTGGCGCTTCGAGTTCGTCGCGGCGATCGTATGCGTGGCCTTGGAGCCGTCCACCGCGTAGTCGCCGGCCACCCCACCCGCGATGGACCATGGCCCGTCCGTAGGTGAGCTGCCGTGGCCGTTGACCACGACCCGGCTGAACGGGTCCGCCCCCATCCGCACGGACAGCCGTACGGGCGTGTACTGCCCCAGCAGCCCGTAGTAGGCCCCCGTCGGGTTGCCGGGGGTCATGTTGCCGGTCCGGTCGTCCAGGCGCGCCGTGAGCGTGCCGGGGGCCGGGCGGGCCTGCTCCCCGCGCCGCCCCCGGGTCACCGTGACGCTGGTGGTCTGGGACAGGTAGGAGGCCAGGTCGACCCAGCCGAGGCCGGGAAGGAACGCCTCGAACACGAGGTCGCGCGGGAAGGCCAGGCTCACCGACGCACCCCCTGCACCGCGCCCGTGCGCACCAGGTAGTCGAGCAGGTCGGAGACCGGCCCGGACGACGACGGGTCCACGTACAGGCCGACGCCTCCCCCGCCCGCGCCACCCACACCGGTGTCCATGCGCTCGCCCGCCCGCGCGAGCACGAGGGTCTCGGTACCCGGCTGGCCCGGCACCACCCCGCCGGTGTGCAGCCGGGCGATCTCGGGAATGTCGGGGATCGCCGGTATCCCGACGAACTTGGTCACCCAGTTGATCCCGTGCAGCAGGTCGTTGATCCGCCGGATACCCCAGTTGAGCGCGTTGATAGCGATGTTCAGCCCAGCCTTGAAGGCGTTACCGATGACGTCGCCCAAGCTCCCGAGGGCCGCGCCGATGCGGCCGGGCAGGGAGCCGAAGAACCCCACGACCGCGTCCCAAGCCGCGCGGATTCCGCTCACGGCCCCGGTGATCGCCCCGACCACCCGGTCCCACACGGCGGTAACCACGTTGCGGAACGTCTCGCTCTTGGTCCAGAGCACCGCCAGCGCGGCCCCGAGGCCGACGATCAGCGAGACCACCAGCACGATGGGGTTGGCGTTGAGGGCCGCGTTGAGCAGCCACACGGCCGCGGTAACCACACCGATGGTGATCGCTATCCCCTGGTTCTCCGACGCCCACTGGGCCAGGCCGCCGACCACCTCGACCAGCTTCGAGAACACGGGGGTGACAATCGTGGCGAGTTTCTCGGCGGACTCGGCCATGGTCGAACTCAGGGCGTTCTGCTTCTCAGCGGCCGCCCGGCCCCCGTCCGCCCACGCGGCCTGCGCGTCGGTGGACTTCTCGAGGATGAGCTGCTGCGTGGCCAGCGCGCGGGCCTGATCGCTGATCTCCGCCTTCCCGCCGGCCATGGCATCCTCGACCCCACGCTGCGCCTTCTCCAGGTTCAGGGACGCCTTGGCGGCCTCGGCGGACCCCTTCCCGTGCGTCTTGAGGGCGTCGCTTAGCTTGGTCTGGGCCTCGGATACCGCCAGGGTCGCCTGACGTACCTTCAGCATGTCCACCGACGACTTGCCGAGCCCCATGGAGAGCGCCTTGGCGTCCACCTCGGCCGCGCTGATCGAGATGCCCAGGGCCTTCAGCCCGTCGGTCTCACCCAGCATGGCGTCCGCGAGCACCTCAGACACCTCGGCCGCCGTTTTGGTACCACCCGACCAGCGGGACAGCGCTCCCGACAGGTCCAGGATCTTCTTGCTCATGTCGGCGGCCTGTGCCGAGGTAAACCCCATCGGCTTCAGCAGGTCGGCCAGGTTGGCGGCCATGGCCACCACGTTGCGGGCGCTGTCGCCGAACGCCTTGCGGTTGGCCTCGGCCCACGCCTGTATCCCGGGCAGCTGGTCCTGAAAGACCGTCTTGGCCTTGACGTCCAGCGACTCCATGCTCTTGCTCAGATCGAACAGGCGGTTGACGCCGGCCACCGCGGCCCCGGCGATAGCAGTGCCCGCCAGGCCGACCGCGGCGGCCACCCGGCCCGAGTGCTTCTCGCTGGCCGAGGCCATGGCCTCCGATTGCTTGGTTACCTTGCCGCCCATGTCGTCCACGGACCTGGTGGCCTGCGTAGTGGCCCGGCTCAACCGGTCCGCGTCCCCGGCAATGGTCAGCGTTACCGCGGGCTTGCTGCTCACCCGGTCACGTCCCAGCCCAGCGACCGCGCGATCTCGCGCACGCCCTGCTCTAGCTCGTCCTGCACGCGGTCGCGCTCGTGCTCGTAGCCGGGGTAGATGTACCGGCCGCCGGGCAGGAAGGCCCGGTGCACGCTGCGCTTGCGCCCGACCCGGCCGCCGAAGTCGGCCCACCCGTAGTAGGGCACGCGAGCCCCGCCGCCGGTCACCTTGGACGTCAGCTGCGTACTGGTCGCCCGGATCGAGCGACTAGCCTTGCCGGAGCGCTGCGGCACCCGCGGGGCCGCCCACTGGACCACCGCGTCCGCGGCCCGATTGTGCACGAGCCGGAGGGCCTTGGCGGCCTCACCGTCCACCTGCCGCAGGGCCCTGCGGAACTCGGCCAGGCCCTGAACCTGAATCGCTTGGGGCATCCGGGCCTCACCTCCGTCGCTGCATCGCGGCCAGCTCCTCGCGCTGGCGCTCCCGGGCCACGTAGACCCTCCATCGCCCGTACTCGTCGCTGCCCATGACCGCCCGCATCCGCGCCACGGTCCCGAGGCCGAGCCGCTCAGTCAGGTAGTGCTCAAACTCCAGGTCAGGGTTTTCCTCGAACGCCCGGTAGGCCGCTTTTGTCGGCGCCGTCGAGCAGGCCGGACAGCTCGAGGATGCGGTCAACCACGCCGGACAGCTCCGCGACCCCGGCCGCGCGCTGCCAGCGGAGCACCTCCTCCTCAGTCAGCACGGGGTCGACCAGGCACGCAGCCAGCACCTTGCGCTCGCCCACTCCGGTGTCGACGTCCTTGAGGGTGTGCAGCTCCTCGCGGGTCATGGTGCGCACCCGCACCGTCCCCACGCCCGGCACCTCCACCTCGGCCTCGGTCAGCCGAGGTTTGAACAGCAGTTCCTTGTCCACGCGTCCTCGCCCTTTCTTTTTGCCTACTGCCGCGCCCGGTTGACGTCGCCGCTCATCTGCATCTCGCAGGTCCACTTGCTGTATCCGGCCACCGGAGCCGTCTGGTTGAACTGGGTAATGACCACGCTGACCACCTTCTGAGGGCGGCCGGCCCCGGTGCCGGTGGGCCGGAAGGTGAACGTCACCAGGGAGCCGGCGTCCTTCAGCGGTTCCAGCACGTCCGCCGGTCCGGTGACCCCGTCATCCGACGTGCCGGAACACGTGATCTTCCCGTCACCGAGGGACGCCTGGTAGGACTTGCGCGTCCGGGTGGGGCCGTAGGTGGTCACGTCCTCAGCGTCGGTCCCGTCGTTCCAGTCGGTGGAGTCGGTGAACGTAGACAGGTCGGCCGCGCCCCAGAGCACCACCGTGTTCTTTCCGTGGATGAAGGCCACGGGCCACCTCCGTTCCTAGGCGCTGCTGCCGACGATCGCGATGTCGTACGAGACCGACGAGCCGGCCCCGGAATTGGCCACCCGCAGAAAATCTGAGGCCCCCGCCCCGACCACCCACCCCGTGGCGTCCGCGGCCGCGGTCCAGGCCATGAACCCGGACCCCGGCCGCAGGGTCACCGTGCCGGTCGAGTTGAGCAGGGTGGCCCACTGGGTGGCCGCGGCGGCGCCCACCACGACGTTGTTCGTGTTGCCCGCAGCGGCGACGACGAAGAGGGCCTTGACCCGAGCGAACGTGATCACCGCGCTGACCGGGTCGGTCAGCACGCCGGCCAGGTCCAGGTCCTCGTTCGAGGACGCGGCGATCGTCCGGGTAGCCACGTACAGCCGGTCCGCCTGACCGGTGCCGCTGCCGGAGGCAAGCTGGACCAGCGCTCCGAGGGTGGGGCTCGACGTCGGAGCGGCGAGGCCAGATCCGGTGAACACAGGCTGAAGCTGGACCTGGAGTCGAGTGGTGAGCGCCATCAGAGCCTCTTTCCTACCGCCACGTCGGACTCGAACAGGGCCCCGAGGTACTGCACCCCGGAGAAGGTCATGACTGCCGGCTCGACCCGGACCACCGTCACCGTGTCCGCCGCGGTGTAGATCCGGTCCTCGACGGCCCGGATCACGCTGCGCGGGCCCTTCAGGTCGACGAACTCGGCCAGCTCGTCCTCGCTGGACTCGGCCAGCACCGCGCCGACCACCACGCTGAACGGCACCCGCCACTGCTGCATGCCGTCCCCGTAGGCGCCGTGCGGGAGCATCTCCTCGGGCAGATCTACCAGGAAGGCCGGCGGGGTCACCTTGCGCACCGAGTAGTGGTGCCCGCGACCGCGCAGCCGGTCGACGGACCCGATCGCCTCGGTCAGTTCGCGCTTGAACTCGCCCCAGGTGCTCTTCCAGGTGATAGTCACCGCAGCTTCACCCGCCGAACGAACCCGCGCAGCATCACGGCCACGTCCGGGTCCACCTTGGCCAACAGCCGGAGCTCACTGCCCTGCTCGGGGTTGCCGGCCACGCCGAACGGGGCGTCGCGCCGCGAGAGGAACCGCGACGCCTGCATCTTGCTCGCCAGCTTCACCGTGCGGGGGACGTCGGCCCACCCGAACCCGCCGGCCGCCGCGCTCAGGCGCACCTCGTCCACCGCGCCGCGCACCATGACCCCGCTCGGGGCGGCGAACGCGACGCCTTCCCACGGCCTACCCCGCGCGACCGCGTTGGCCGGGCGCATCAGGTAGCCGGTCACCTCCGTGGCGAAGGTGCCGTCCTGGGCCGAATCCAGGTGCACGGTCAGACCCGCCGTAGTCGGGATATCGTCCGTGGCCACCAGCCAGAGCCGGCGGACCTTGGACCAGCGCGGAACGTAGTACCGCGCCTCGGGTGTGTCGGTCTTGCCGAACTGCCGCTGGCAGTGGTCGTCAACCGAGCGGTGCGCCCCCGCTAGCGCGTCCTCCATGTCGCCGTCGTCCGCGTCGTCCGCGTCGACGTGCACGCGGACGTACTCGCGGAAGTCCTCCAGCGCGACGTACTCGGGGGCCCACGGCACGGCTCGGCCCTACGCGCCCGCGGCCGAAGCGTCGCTCTGGCTCTTGGCGCCCTTCTTGTCGCGCTCGGCCTGCCGGGCCTGAGCGGCCTCGAACTCGACGGCCTCGGCGTAGCTGTTCGGCCGCCGAGACAGCGTCCGGCGGTCGCGCTCCTCCTGGCTGATCTCGGCGACCTGCCCGGATAGCATGCCCCCGACGCGTCGCTCCAGCTCGGCCACGCGGACCTCCAACTCGCTCACCGACGCGGCGGGTTGCTCCTCGACCGCGCGCAGCCGCGCGTCGAGCTCGTTCATGGTCAGGGCCATCAGTACCCCACTCCGATCCGGCCGAGGCCGATGGTCATGCTGGTCGTCGCGGACCAGGTGATGTTCTGCTGCGCGCCGTTCACCCCCGGGTTGGGGACGGGGATGACTGCGATCGCCCCCGCCGCGACCGTGACGGCGGCCAGGCTGCCGATCGTCACGTCGTGCGAGGACGCGTCCGCGTTGCGCACCACGGCCACCAGCACGGACTCGAACCAACCGCCGGCCGCTACCGAGCCCGGGGCCGAGGGGGTGCGGGCCGGCACGGTCTGCGAGGCCGCCGCCACGTTCATTGTCAGCCCGGCCAGGCCGGCGGCCGGCACGTTCTGGATCGCTACGTCCGCCATGTACGGTCACTCCTCAAATCGCAAGATGATCAGAACTTTCCCTTATACCGCCGAATGCCGGATACCGACGAGGCCGACCGGGCGCAGGATCTGCACCGCGAAGTAGCCGAACAGGGCCAGCTCGACGAACGCGGGGCCGCTGCGCTCCTCGAATCGGAACGTCAGTACCGGGGACTCCCAGCACCAGACGTCCGGCTTCGCCCCCATGATCACGTCGGCGTCGCCCGCGGCGTTGCCGCTCATCGACCACGCCTTGCCGAGGGTCACCCCGTCGATGAAGTACCCGCCCCGGTCAGCGGTGCCGGCGGGGTTCTGCGGCGCGATCCAGGGGAACAGCGGCCGACCGGTGGTATCCACGGCCGAGCTGAACTGCGACACACCCTCCTGGGACAGGTACCCCCAGTCGATATTCGCGAACCGGCGGAAGTCGTAGATACCGATGGCGGTCCGGACGCCCTGACCCAGCTCGTCGCCCTGACCGGACGTGGTGGTCACCTGCGCCCCCGAGGGTACAAACCCGCTAGTGATAGTCCCGCCGACGCCGTCGGTACCGTTCAGGGCCGCGTAGACCTTGCCCTCGCTGCGCTGGGAGTAGTCCTCGCTCATGGCCTGCGTGGCGATCGCGTCGATGGCCGGGTTGGCCGAGTCGGCCATCTCTCGGGTGATCTTATACAGGCCGCTGATCCCGCCGGGAGAGATGACCACGGGCTCGACCGTCAGGCTGCCCTCCGACGGGTTGACGCCTTCGACGTGGTCCGCCGTCGCGCCGGAGCTGGACACGAACCGCGGCACGGTGAACGGGGTCGCGTCCCCGATGGTGCCCCTGCTGATCGCGTTGGTGAGCGGGCGCCCCTTCAGGAGCTGGGAGACGTAGAGCTCGGGGCGGTAGCCGGGCGGGATCACGGCGGAGGCGTTGCCGGTGGTGACCGCGAAAGAGGGGTCGGCCATCGAGTCGCGCAGCAGCTCGTTCGTCTGCGCCTCGAACTTCATCAGCCGGGCCCGCGCCTCGGGGTCGCCCTCCGTCCGGGACTTCCAGGCGTCGCGCACGAACGAGGGACCGGAGGCCCCGTTCATCTGGTAGACCATCGGTTCGCGCACCGACTGCACGCGCCCGGCCGGGACCGTCTGGCGCTGCGGGGCCGGGATGTTGGCGATCAGGTCGGCGAACGCCGTCTTCATGGCCTCGGTCAGGCCGGCGGTGAACGCCGCCGCGTCGAACGCGGCGAACTGGGCGGCCGGTGCGGGAGGCGGGCCGGCCGGCTGCGGGTTGGGCTGCGTGACCGGCGCCGTCGCCGGGTTGGTGACCGGTGCGGTCATGGGCTGCACTCCGTTCTGTGTTGCCGCGACGTGCTGGACTCGCGCGTCGTCGAATGCGGGCATGGCGGTCAGGGCTACCTTGCGCAGGGTGGCCGACTGCACGTAGCGGACCGTGTCGTCGTCCGGGTGGGGGATCCAGCCGTCGCCCTCACCTTCGAAGTTAATGAAGATCGACAGCCCGTCGTAGACCCCATCCTCGGCCAGGCCCAGCGCGTCGTCCCCGCTGGCCCCCCGAGCCACCTTGAACGAGGCCAACAGGCCTGCCTCGGCGTTGGTGAGGGTGGTTGCCCTGCCGAACTCCGTAGCGTAGACATGGTTCCTGTCCAGCTTGACGCGGCCGATGTCCGACCAGTGCAGGCTGCCGGGTGCAAACGCCCACTTAAACCCGCCCGACTTGGCCACGACATTCCACGGGACGGCCATGCCGGAGATGACGCGCCTAGTCGAGTCGGCCTTGAACGCTGCGGCGCCGTCCGGCAGGTCAAACGTGAACCGCATATCGGTCGGGTCGGCGCTGAACCGAGCTCCGGTGGACACGAGGGCGTTGGACACGGACTCCTCCTCGGCAGGTTCGGGGGCCGGCGGCGCGGCCGGGACCGGGGCAGGCCCGGTCAGACCGGCGCCCGCCCGGTTCAGGATGGCCCGGCACTCGTCCGGAGACATGATCACGCCGGAAGCCAGGTAGATCTTCTGAGCCAGCTCGGCGACCGCGCGAGCCGCGTCCGCGTCGCTCGACGTCGACGCGCCTGCCACCGGCGCGGCGGCCTTAGCGGCCCGCACGCGGGACACCGGGATGCGTTCGGCGCGGGCGATCCGCTCGTCGTCGTAGGCCCCGACCTGGCGGCCCATCGCGTAGACGCTCATGCGGGACGGGGTGTCGCTGCGCAGGAAGGCGTCGTAGTCGAAGTAGACCCGCCGCCCGGGCTGCGTAACGTCCGGCATGGACAGCCGGTCCTGGACCGCGGTCACGTAGGCCGCGCAGGTGAAGTCGATCAGATCCAGTCGGCGCTGCTCGGCGTTGGCGTAGGTCCGGCTGGTGGTCGACACGCCCAGCTCCTCGGGGTCGACCCCGCCCACCCGGGCGATCTCCAGCACGGCGTAGTCGCGCTGGGACATGAGCTGAAGTTCCTCGGGGTTCCACGTGAGCTGGTGCAGCTCGAGCGCCCCGCCGACGTAGCCCCACGAGCGCCGCGACCGGGCGTCCTCCATGTCGTCCAGCGCCTCGTCCACGTCAAAGTCGGGGTCCAGCTCGACGTCGGCCTTGGGGGTGAGGTAGCCGACCGGCTGCGGGTCGTCGGCCATCCGGTCGGCCGTCGCGCCGAGCAGCAGCGCGGTGCGGATCGCCCGCGCCCCGGCCACCAGCATCGCGTCGTTGGGCGAGTCGATCCGAATCAGCAGCTCGTCCGGCTGGTACCCGATGCTGATCCCCTGGGCCTCGAGCGTCCGGTCGTTGGACCACACCTTCCCGGTCTTCCGCACGAACACCGAGTCGGCCTCGAGCCGGACGATCCGGTCCGGGAACCCGTCAGGCCCGAAGCTGACGATCCGCCACCAGGCCCGCCCCTCGAAGAGCATGTCTTCGATGGTGCGGGTCATGGTCACCGAGCGGGCCACATCGTCCTCTGGCTGCTCCAGCAGGGCGCTGTAGACCTCCTGGTAGCCGGGTTTGGTGAGCTGGCACAGCTCCAGCGTGCCGAGGGTGCCGGCGATCAGGTCCCGGACCCGCTTGACCGCCGGCACCTGAATCGCCTGCTCGCGGCTCACCCGGGGGGCCACAGCGGTCGGAGAGGTCAGGTCGCCGGTCATCTCGGCCGGCAGGCTGATCGAGAACTGCGCGGAGAGCGGGCGGGCCCAGCGCTCGGTCGGGCGCGCGTAGCGCCCGCGGGGGGCGGCCGGCGCGGGCGTGGGAGCGATCGCGCCGAGGGCTCGCTCCCAGATCTTCACGGGCGCAGTATGGCACGTCAGGGTCCACCGTCCGAATCACGACTTCGGTCGCGCTCCCGCTGGGCCCGCGAACCGGGGTTCACCAGCTGCGGCATGGTCTGCGCGAGGTGCGCCGCGCCGGCCACCGCGTACGCCGCGTCGCAGTGCCCCGCCCCCTTTCGCACGAACCGCCACGTGTCCCCGATCCAGAGCCGCTCCGCCCCGCAGACATGGGCGTTGATCAGGCCGTCGTCGCTGTGCGCCACGCCGGCCGAGTCGACCAGCGCGGCAAATCCCATGCACACCGCGGTCGCGTCCTGCCTGATCTCCTCGACGCGCAGCCCGACCGGCAGCGCGGCGGCCCGGCGACGCCCCTTGGGCGCCTTCAGCGCCGCCGCTACGGCCGCCGCCGGGCCGCCGGGCAGCCAACCCAGTACCCGGGGCCGCGCAGCTGACAGCACACTCGGCAGGTCGGCGCGGAGCGGACCGGTGCAGCCGAGCCCGCCCCACTGCCGGACCACCTCCACCCGCACCCGGCCGTCCGGCAGCACCGCCGCGGCGGCCAGGGTGGCGTGCAGACCGTCCATCGACACGTCCAGGCAGAACGCCACGCGACGGCGCAGCACGTCCGGGATGGGGCCGGGGTCGAGACACCGCTCGGCCCACGCCACCGGGTCTACGGCCGGGTCGGTCGAGGGGACCCGCACGCACAGGGACTCGGTCAGGAACCCGGCCAGCGCCTTGCCGCCCTTCTCCTTGGCTCGAATTGCCCGGCCGATCAGCGCGTCGAGCGGGTTGCGCCCGCTCGGGTGGTTCATGTTGGGGTTAGCCATGGCCAGCTGCGCCGGGTCGGTCGGGTCCGGCAGCCGGCCGGGGCCGTACTCAGCCGACCACTCGAACAGACCCAGCCGGGGATCGCCCTCGCCGGTGCGGATGAACGCCAGCGCGGACTCGCGGAGGTCGTTGAGCACCACGGCCCGGTCCCCGCCCTGATTGCTGATGCCCCACACCTGGGCGTCGGGCACGGCGTCGGTGGCCGGCACGGCCGCGTCATGCGCCGAGTAGTCCGCGTGCTGGCGCAGCTCGTCGAGGACCAGCCGGTGGATGGTCAGCGACCGACCGCCCTCCTCGTTGCTAGCCGCGACCTTGTAGCGCGCCCCGTCGACGGTAACCAGCTGCTCCTCGCCGTGCGATCGGCTGACCCCGCTGCGCGGCAGGTAGAGGGCCAGATCGGTCGCCTGAACGATCTTCAGGACCTTCTCCCAACTCTCCTTCGCGTACTCGAGCTTGGTGGAGGTCCCGAGCACCAGGAAGTCGGGGTAAGCGTGCTCCGCCCCGAACAGCCAGTAGGTGGTCAGCAGCACCAGCAGCTCGGTCTTGCCGTTCTGCCGGGCCACCAGCAGCAGCACGAACCGGAACCGAGGCCGCCCGTCGGGCAGCAGCTCACCCCCGTGGATCGCCGCCCAGCGCTGCCAGTCGTCCATGGGTCGGCGGCAGACCCGCGCGGCGAAGTCGGCGGCCTCGAACCCGTAGCTGGTCTCCGGGGTGAGCGGGCACCCGCAGCCGCACGGCCCCGGAGGACCGACGGCCAGCGGCGGGGTCCAGATCCTAGGGAGAGTTGAGCCCCGCAGAGCGCTGGGCCCGCCATTCGGCGAGGTCGTTCCGTGGGGGTGCACCGACCGCTCCCCCCTTCCGCGTCGAGTCGGCCCTGGCCCGGGGCGTCAGGCCCAGCTCGGCGAGCACCTGGACCAGCTTGGGGCCAAGGAGGGCCAGCACGGCGGTCTCCTCGATCCGCGCCACCTGCGCGGCGAGCCGGTCGTAGGTAGCCGGTTCCAGCCACGCCCGGCACTCGCGCAGCAGCTTGTCGGCCGCGACCGACAGCACGGCGGCCTCGTCGATGTCCGAGGCGTACCGGCGGGCCAGCGCGACCGCCGCAGCGTCGCGGCCGGACTTGTCCGGCGTCCTCAGGTCGGCCTCCCGCAGCGACTCCTCGACCGCGGCCCGCACCGCCCGCTCAGCCACCACGACCCGCCAGGTACACGAACGGCGAGAGCACCTGCCTACGCCAGGTCGCATCGAGGGACGGCCCGAACGGGGGACCCCAGGTGACCAGCGGCGGCTCGTCACAGCGCGTGACTGTTACCGGCGGTAACGGGGTCAGCGCGTCGCGGGGGCCCGGTGGGGAGAGAGA